TGCTGGTCGGCAGCCAAACACCAAGCTAATAATCGGTAACGAGGGAGGGTCTAGGTCTTCAAAAACGTGGGACTTTATTCACCTGTTAGTGTGGATATGCGACCACAACAGGGGTAAGAAACTCGACATATTCCTTTTTAGGGACACGCTGGTAAACTGCAAAGAGTACCTATTCAAAGACTTCAAAAACTGCTTACAGGTCATTGGGATATACAACCAAGCGAACTATCGGGATAATACGGGAAAGCCCATCTACATGCTATTCGGACAAGAGATCAAGTTCCGGGGGCTAGACGATAACACCACCGAAATAAAGGAAGCTACCGACTCAGACATAATATTTTTTAACGAGGTTCTTTCCGGCTGCGAAAAGGAACGGGTAATGAATTGGATCATGCGGTGCCGTAAGTTGGTAGTGGCTGACTGGAACCCTAAATATACCGATCATTGGTTTTTTTCGTTCGAAAAGCGGAGCGATACCATATTCACTCATTCCACATACACCAATAACAGGCACCTTCAGGAGTCGGTAATTAAAGAGATTGAAAGCTACGACCCTGGCAATCCTGAAAACGTAGCCAACGGAACCGCAGATCGATACCGTTGGGATGTGTATGGGCGCGGGGTACGTGCAAATCGGGAAGGCTTAGTCTTTCCTTTGGTTACCTATGTCGATGACTTCCCGCCAGATATTGAGAAGTTCGGGTACGGCCTAGACTTTGGATCGGCTCACCCCACTGTAATAGTAAAAGGGGGCGTTCGGGCTAAGTCTCCTAAACCGGATTTGTTCCTAAAAAAACTGTATTACAACCCATGCCAGACCTCAAACGAGGTAATTGACGCGGTTAAATCGCTTGGTATCAATCATCATATCTGGTGCGATACGAACATGGACAATACAAACACCGGCATAGGATGGGTAAGTGATATGAGACGAGCCGGAATCAAAGCCTTACTCACAAAGAAGTTTCCTGGGTCACGCCTCTACTGGATTGCCATGTTGCACAAGTACAACATTCACCTGATCCGTGACATTGACGTAAAGCGCGAACAGGAAAACTTTTGTTATCGCGTGGTAGATGGAATTCAGCTTTCAGAGACAATCGACAAGTACGATGACTTCTGGAGCGCGTCAGGTTACCTTACTGTGGGTGACTTTCGAATATAGTCCCAAAAAAATAATCCTCCCAATTTGGTAAAGTTCTTTAAATAAGTATTACTTTTGGTGAAACATTCCAAAATTGGTACTAAAGGACTGGCTTCCGCCTGTAATTTACGATAACCTTTTCCGCATCAGAAAGGATGGTGCCGGCTATTTTTATGCCTTTGGCTCTAATAAAGACCCCTTTGGTGACATTGACGAGTTGAAATCCTACCAAGAAGTGCCTGAGGTAAACGCTATCATTAACATGAAAGCGAGGGCATGGAGTAACATGCGGCTCAAAGAGGTAAACAAAGAAGGAGTTGAAACACCCACACCGCAAGGACAGGCGCTTATTAAACTGCTGAATAACCCAAATTGGTTTCAGCAATACAAAGAATTTCTAATCAACACTAAGGTATTAAGGGAGGTATTCGGTAATGAGTACATTTACAAAACCGCTCCCATTGGTTTCGATCCTAAAATTGAGCGCGTAAAGGCGTTGTATTGCCTGCCTGGAAACATTGTAGAGCCGAAATACGATAACAGCACGCCTTTCTTCCTATATGCAGATCGCCCGACTGTAACCTACAAAGTCAAGATTGACGATAAAAAAGAGACTGAAATTGATTCCTCTTTAGTCATTCACTTCAATGATAACAGGATCGAGATCAAGCACGCGACCGACAAGAACCTATTAAAAGGAAAGTCTAAACTTTGCGCCTTAAAGCCGGTGATCAATAACATCAGGCAGGCATACGAAAGCCGGGGTATTATATTGGCGTTTCGAGGGGCTAACGGGGCATGGGTGAACGATGGGAAGGACGTAGTATCTGGGTCGGTGCTACTTGACGAAACCGAAAAGAAAAGGCTTCAAGATACGTTTTACCAATATGGGACGGCAAGAGGTCAAAAGCAAACTATTATAACTGATTTGCCTATTCGATGGGAACAGGCCGGTACAAACAATCCAAAGAATCTCGGATTATTTGAGGAAATAGAACAGGGCTTTGACAAGTGCCTTGACACTTTTGGGGTTCCGGCTGAATTGTTTGTACGCAAGATGGGATCGACATACGAGAACCAACACCAAGCCGAAAAGGGGCTTTATATCCGTACCGTAATGCCTGAAGCTAATGAGTGGATAGGCGGTCTATCGAGTGAGTTCATGCCAGACAGTAAGACATCGATAGTTGCTGAATACCTACACTTACCAATATTTCAGGAGGACTTAAAAGCAAGGGGCGAGGCTATGACAACTTTGGTAAACGCTTTATCAAAGGCTTTAGCCGATCAGGCAATTGACGTTAAAATGTATCAGGAAGAATTAAAAAAACTAGGATTCAAATTCACAACACCATGAGCAGAAAAAACAAACAACCAAAGATTGAAACGCCAATCATTGAGAGCGAATCTGTAAGCCAGGTTCCAGAAGTTGAAAGCGACCAAGTGCTATCAACTCAGTCTAGTGACTTTACCGAAACAATTGAAAAGGTAACCGAGGAAGTAGCTGAAGAACAAAAAGGAGACGCTGAACCTACATCTATGCCAGTGCCACAACCTGTAAAAAGGGATAGATTATCTTTTTCAGATATGCTAAGAAACAGACGTAAACCAAAATAGCCATGCCATATATAAGAAAAGCGGAAACGGCAGCTCTTGCCAATACCATAACTACTGAATTTCCTTTGGTACAAAATAGCGCTGGGTCTTACCAGTTGATTATTAAGACTGCTTCTGGTAATGCCGGAACCATCCAATTCGGAATATCAAAGAAAGGGTCTGCTCCAGCCTTGACTAATGCCTTTGCTTATGGAGCAAGCCAGACAATAACGCTCACTGTTAACCGCAACGAAAGCCTATGGGCAAAAGCAATTGCTGGCACTCAAAACTTTTTAGTTGAATACTAATGGAAAAGCCAACGCTGGAAGAAATACAAAAGATGAAAGCGATCAAGGAAAAGATTGTTAAGGAAAAGCAAATAGTAAAGAAATGAAACTCGAACTGCCACAATTTCCAGAAAAGTCCAAATTGATTGACTACCTGATAGTCAACAAAAGCAAGCTCATTGCACAAAAGAAAAGCGTCACTAAGGAATCTGACGGGGTGAGTCATTGTGTTGAATTGGTAATCGACAAAGACAAATCTGAATTTACTGTAAAGGCCGGAATGCAATCAGTAGAAATACCAGACACGGCAACTCAAATAAAAGTTCGATCTATAATCAATACGACAAAGCTATTTGATTCTCATGGTGACGTTCATCTTGATCAGCTATGGAACAAATCTTTGAAGGAAAACAAAGGGTTTTCTCTGATTCAAGAGCATCAGTTCAATTTTAAAGGCACCATTTCAGATAATGTTAAAGCCTTTACTAAACAGATCGCTTGGCATGATATGGGGATAAACTTTGAAGGTAAGACTCAGGCTCTTGTATTTGATTCGTTGATTGACAAAAACGAAAATGAATTCATGTTTGAAAAGTATCGCACCGGAAAGGTTAATAATCACTCTGTAGGGATGCAATACGTGAAGATTGATTTAGCCGTTAATGATGACAGATACGAAAAGGAGTACGCTATTTGGGAAAAGTATTTTGATGACATAGCAAACAAAGAAGATGCGCTGGCAGCCGGTTATTTCTGGGCTGTATCCGAGGCAAAGATCATCGAAGGAAGCGCGGTTAAAAGAGGATCGAATTGGGCAACGCCCACTTTATCAATAGAGCAAACAAAAGAGGAGCCGCCAGTTGGCACTCCAAAAACAGAGCCGCCAAAAAGCACTCTAAAAGCGAAGGAATTAATTAAGTATTATCAACCAAAAAACCACATTTAAAATGGAAAAAGAAGAATTAGAACTCTTACTTAAAGGCATGGCTAAAGAAAATGGCGATGCAACTAAGTCGGCTATTGAAGCGGCTGTAAAGGGCTTCATCACCGCTGATCAGTTAGCGGCCAAGTTGGGTGAGTTTGGAGTGACTGAAAAGTCTATCCAAGAGCTTACCACTGCAATCGAAAAGCAAGGAATTGAGCTAGCCAAGTTGACCGCAAACGGAGGCGCAGACAAAGGAACTAGCGTTGAGGAAATAGTTGCTAAGAATGCAGATGCTATCAAAGCTCTTGCATCTGGTGACAATTCAGGCCGGGCATCTTTGAAGATCAACAAGACTTTGGTGCAAAGATCATCTGTATCAAACAATACGATGGGAATCCGCATCCCAGGAATTGGCGAGCTTGCTACCCGCAAAGCAGTTATCCGTTCTCTATTCACTCAATACAACTACTCACCAGCTCAAATGGCTGAATCGAATGGAGTTGTTCGTTGGATGGATCAAAACGCTATCACCCGTAACGCTGCTGCGGTTGCTGAAAACGGTACAAAACCAGAATCTGCGATTACATGGATCGAGCGTACCGAGTCTTTCCAAGTCCTAGCTGACACCATCCCGGTATCAAAACAGGCTTATCGTCATCTTGGATTTGTAGCCCAGCAAATCAACGACTTGCTTAACAAAAACTTGGAGCTAGTAGTTGACGGTCAAATCTATGACGGGTCAGGTGTAAGCCCTAACCTTAACGGATTGTTGACCGTGGCACCTGCTCAGGCTCTTGACATTACATTGCCAGGATTCGGAACGGTAGTAGATTCAAACCTTTATGATTTGGTTTCTGCTTTGCGCGTTGCCATCATGAACGGTGGGGCTGCTGGTACTGGAAAGCAAAGCAAGTACATGCCAAATATCGTATTGATGAACCCTATCGACATTTTGAAATACAAACTTTCAAAAGCTGTTGACGGTCATTATTTGCTACCTCCTTTCATCTCAGCTGACGGAACAAAGATCGACAACGTAATGGTTGTTGAGTCTTCACGCGTTACCGCAAACTCTTTGGCAATTGGTGACTTCTCCTATGGAAGCGTTCACCAAGGCGAAGACGTGACCATTGAAATGGGATTAGTTAACGATCAATTCTTAAAAAATCAATGGACTATACGCGCTGAACAAGAAATTTTCTTGTTGATCAGAAACGTTGATCGTGACGGATTCTTGAAGGTGTCAAACATTGACGCTGCAATTGCTGCTTTGGGTATCGCTTAATTTTTGAAAGAATATGAAAATGAAAAATCTATTGATCGGAATCTTGGTAGCCTTGGTTTCGATCTCATTTGCAAACGCTCAAGTAGCTCCTTTCTTCAATGCCCTGTCAACTGGTGGAGTGTTCCCTCAGTCCGATACGGTAACGAATACCGCTACTGGTACAGTTCAATGTCGCTTACTTCGTGATATTGCGGTTACAAATACAACCGTTCAGGTCAACGTGACTAAAATTTCCGGAACCGTTGGTGGCACAATTTCTTTACAAGGTAGCCTTGACGGTGTTAACTGGAGGGCATTGAATACGGTTGACACTCAAACGGCTTTAGCAACAGTAACGGCAGCAGACGCAACGGCTAGTTATCATTGGAGGCTTGCCGGCTCACCATTCCTTTTTTATAGGGTGAGCTGGACTGGAACAGGTACCATGTCAGCAAGTTTTAGCGCGTTGTTATACCGAAACAAGCAATAAGATGTTTTTGACCTCAACAGATTTTTACATTGCTCCTTACCTGATCCCTACACAGGCAGAAAATACCAATGGTATAAATGCCTACATTAAGGACACCGAGGAACGTATGCTCAAAAAACTGTTGGGGTCTGTTTTCTACGATGCTTTAAAATCTGGTATCGAAGCGCTGCCTGCGGAATGGTCTGCGACAGTTGCCTATGCAAGTTTAAGTCAAGTTGTTTACGGGAGTAATATCTACCAAGCCAATGCACTCACAACAGCAGGGGAAATCCCAGGCATTTCGAGCAAGTGGGATTTACAACCCGTAAACAAGTGGCTTAAATTAAGCAATGGTGACAAATACGACAACGAGGGCAAAGAAAATAATTGGGATGGATTTGTTGAGGGCTTAAAGCCGTATGTTCACTCCATGTACTTGAAAGAGTATGATGCAACAGTTGCGCCTCTTGGTGTTGTTAAACCAAAGTCTCAAAACTCTGAGATCGTTTCACCTAACCAGATAATCGTCAGACACTATAATAGGTTTGTCGAAAAGATGGGAAGCTATGACGGTATAGGGTTGTATGATCGCGCCTTTGGAAGACTAGGACACTTTGGAACGTTCGGACTTTATCACGAAGATTCTTTGTATGGTTACCTCTACTCAAATCATGCGTCTTTTAACGCGGAGGTACAATCAAAAGGATACGCTGATTTTCGGTCTTACTTGAATACAAAGTTTTATTTCCCTGAATACATAAATAATTTTGGTTTATGATAATCGAGGAAGCAATGGAACAAGTGGTCGCATTGATGCGGGTTAAGTTGGGAACGACAACGCCTGAGTATATGTACGGACACATTCAAGAGGTAAATCAAAGGGTGCAATTGAAGGAGACAGACCCGATAAACAGGAGTAAAAAGTATCCTCTAATCATTTTGCGGTTGGATACTTCTGGAAGCGTTGATGGGAATGTTACAGATCATACTTTGAACATGGCAATAGTGAACAGAACGGATCAGAGTTACAACGCACCGGAAAGGCTTGAGAAGGTTTTTAAACCCATTTTAATTCCATTGTATGAGTTATTCATGCAATGTCTTGGAGAGGTCGGCTTGTTTACATGGGACGGTGATCAAGAATACCCACCACACACCGAAACAAGGCGATACTTCTGGGGTACGGAATCAGGTTCGATTAAAGTTGCCAATATCTTTTCAGATCCAATTGACGCGATAGAGATTACCAATTTAAAGATTAGTAGTAAGAAGAAAAAAATTTGTTAACAATTTAAAGTAAAAAATTATGCCAGATTGCGTAATACTTAAAAAAAATCTTGGAATATCCAAGTGTAACTCATTGCCTGAGTTAATCAAAGGCATGATTACTACCCCCGCTGGATTCTTTTTGACCCCTACCAACGCGCTACTTCAGGCACAATGGCAGGCGGCTCTTTTAGCTTCTGCATCAAACAGAATCTATTTGTGGCCACGGTTCAAGATGTTTGAAAACGTGTCAGAGGACGCGGTGTATGAAGAGAACGAATTGAGCTCTTTGAAAGTCCGTGATGGCCGTTATCGGTTTAAGGTATCGGTACGCGAAAGCCTTTGTTTGCACAAGGCTATGTTCACACATAGCGGAAACGCAAGCCAAAAGGTTTTCTTTATCGACAACGAAAACCAGATCATTGGCACTACCGAGAACGGAAACTTTGTTGGCTTTGACATCGAACTGTTGAACGTTGAGAAATTGAAGTTCAATGATGGCAAGGTCTCCACAAAGACACCTATCTATGTTGTTCTTTCGGACAACAAAGAGATGGACTTAAACGGAACTATCGTAAACACTAATGGCTTCGTTAACGCACTGTTTTCTATTGTTGACGTTGATGTTACCCAAGTAGGTAGTGCCACGACTTCATTGATCCGGGTAACCGTTAAGGCTACCTGTGACGGTACAAGCGTTGACGGATTGGTAGCCGCTGACTTCTCGGTGGTTTCTTCTGGCGGAACTGTTCGCACCATTTCAACGGTGACACAGGCCACAGACGGGACTTACTCGATCAACTCGGCTGCTGCATTTACAGTGGGTGACATTGTGAACATCAGAGCTGCAAGTTTATTGAGCATCCCCGGTTACGAATCGACTGGCGGAAAGGTTACGGTTTAGGTTTAATTGGAGGCCGGACTTCGAGCCGGTCTCCTTTTTTTATGGGAAAGATTACGGACTATTACAAAAAGATTTCATCAATAAAGCCGGAAGACATTGAAAGAGGCTTATTGAAAGTAGTCGAGGAGTCACGTAACCAAGCCATAGACTTGAACACAAAGCAATTATTTTCAGGACGTGACGCGGAAGGGCAGAGTTTAGGAGGTTATCGGAATGCGAACTATGCAGCGTTTAAGAGATCATTGAACCCTGCAGGTGTAGTTGACTTGAAATTGACGGGCAGTTTTTATGATGGGTTCTTTGCCAAGACTGACAAGTTTCCGGTAATGTTTTCCAGCACGGACGAAAAGACGGGCGAGTTAATGCAGAAATATGGAAAAGAAATTTTTGGACTCGATCAAGAAAACCTCGAAGAATTTAGGCAAGAAATTAAGCCAGAGGTTCAAAACCTCTACCGCGAAATTCTACACCTATGAGGACATCACGCTAAAACTTTACCTTGAAATTGCGTCCTCGCTTGACTTTAAGCG